AGTGTAACGTTTGTTGTCAACCATTTCCGCCTTTACATCTTGCACCGTTGCAGTGTAAGGACTTGCCTGTAATCTATACAATACCATACCATCATCAGGATCTTCGGGATATTCTGGTGTGAGACTAGAAGAACCATATTTAACCTTGAAATTACCAATTTTATCCACAAAAACTTTATCTTTTCTTGCGAGATATTGTCTATAATCACAAATAACATATGTGTTGTCTAATGGATATTCCCCACTTGTTGAAATTTTAGAATAACCACGCAACTTAGATTCTGTTGTACCATCGTTTGCCTCATATATTGTGGCAGGACGAAAATCTAGTACATCAGACAATCTACTACTATTAAATTCTCCAATTTCTCCATATGTTAAACCAGAGTTTGCATGTGTATATGAATCCACAGATGCATAGTCACCGGCACTATGTTCAAAGTATGAATATACAATAATTGGTCTACCGGCACAAATTGATTGTCCACGTTTAAGTGTTACGTTACCCAAATTTAAAACGCCAGGCCTCATACCATTATCAAAAGTGTATCTATTCGTAACATCTACAATTTTACTTGGAACACCACCAGACGCTGGTACTGGAGTACCACCTGATTCAATCAAGTCTAAAATATCCTGTCTGAATGGGGCATTTTCTGTTGTATCTGTAAATGGATCTGCACCAGTTTCTTCGTAATAATTCCATGCACTGAGTGCAAACAACAATTCTTCTGCAGTCATTTCAACAATAAGTTTAAATGTACCGTCAACATTAGTTTGATATGCAATTGTATTAACATTACATGTGTCATAAATCTTTTTCAATTCATGAATATCTGAGTGTTGAAGTTGTAAATCTGCTAGAGATAAATCATAACCCTGAGCATCTTGGAAAGTTTCTGGAATATCACCACTTGCATTCAAACTAGTATAAAGAATATCTGCCTCAAATGTATCACTACTTGGAGATGACACAAAAGTTTTTCCGACTTCTGTGAAATTACCAACACCGTTTATAAGTGAGTAGGGAGTAATTACAACATCTTCGATTAATCTTTTTTGTTTTTCGACTGCTTCAGTTTTAATAATTGGAATGAATAATTTGACAGATTGTCCAACACTAGCAACTGAAAGGTTTGTGATTGTTAAAGTTTTACCAGAAATACTAATTTGTACATCTTCTGATGCAATACTTTCGATACCACCCACATTTGCGTCATCTGTTGGGGGCTTTACTAGAAAATAATAATCAGAATTATATGTACCAAATGTTTCGGCCACATTTGGAGATAATTCAATCACTACTCTTGGTTGTCCGCCATCTGGATTAATTACTTGTGCGTTGATCTCTCTTTGGACTGTGTATGAAGTATCAATAGTTTCATTGCCACTTACGTCATCAATGAATCTAACTGTTTTTACATAATCTGCGTAAGTATCTACAATACTAGAACCATCACCATCAAAAATAACTTGTTTATTTAAAATTCTTGCCCCGTTATCGATATAACGATAATTTGCAAGAGAATTGAATAGGTTAGTTGTACCACCAGTAGATGTGAATGTAATTTCTTTTAAAATCTCATTTGGTTTGAATTGTCTAGGAGTCAATAGTGCTGCATCGTCACTTGTAAAATTACCACTACCTAACATCTTGACAAGTGCAGAACTTCTAGTTGCATTAAAATCGTAAACAATTCCACGCACTTTTCTATCTTCATATTCAGATACTAAAATATTTTTATTCGCAAAATCTTGATTTTGGTCTATAACTGAGTAATCAGACAAAACGTTAGAGGTAAATCTATATGTCTGTAATGCACCTGTACCAACTTTTTCTTTAGATACCAAAGACCTAACATCATTGATTGTATAATCTTTTGTTGTTAATGGATTTTTTTGGAATTTAAAATCATATAGATATACTTTCCAAATACCAGTTTCTACTGAGGCATTTGTACCATTCCAATCACCTTGTAGAAAGTCATTTACTTGTGCATTTTTATAATGTTCAACATATTTTACTTTTGCAGTTGCAACTACATCATGTCCTAATGTATTATTTGCATCGGAAAAGTCTGCTTCTGGAGAATATGCATAAGTTGTTACTGTAAATGAATCATCAATAGTAACAAAATCTGGACCATTAGTATTTAAGTTTGTAAATAAAACTTCTTCATTAATAAATGGTAAAGTCATATTATCAGTGACATAAACATATGTACCAAGTTTTGCAGTTAAGTATTCATTATTCTTTTGAATATCATCTCTTGAACGTTTATAATCAACAAATGTAGTTGCAAGAGTTTCAATTTCATAACCACGAACATATGCCTTACCAGCCTCCAATCCTAGAGACAAGTTTTGTTGCAATGCATATACTAAATCTGCATGAGTACGGCCTGGATAGAATTTTTCACCAGTAGTATCTAAATCTTGATCTGGGTATGCAGCCCTTTCAATTGGACCTACAGTATGTGCCAGTCCAACATCCAGTACACCATCAACCATTCCACTATATTCACTAAAACGATCATACGCTTGGTTTTTTGCATCTACCTCAGTATCAAATTCAAAATCTTTCATGGTGAATACACCGCGATTTGAGTTTTCATTAAATAGTGCTCTAATATCTAATTTAAATGGACTAACTGTATAGTCACCAGACTCATCAAATGTGCGTCTTGCGAGAGTTTCTTCTAAAACTGCATAATCGGTACTACGCACTTTTTGTTGAATTTTACCATTCTGAATAGAAATTAATTGAATAAAGTTTTTGGTATCAGAACCACCATACTCTCTTTTCTTAAACACAAGGGTCGTTTTATATCGATCTGCGCCTGGCGAATTATAGTTTTGTGTGCCTTGGGCGTTATCTAAAAGACTAGGATCGTCATTTGCACTAATCACTTGTTCTTGAATTTCTAAACCAATTCTATATGATGGCGAATTTGTATACTTATCAAGAATAATTTTTTGATCTTGCACAACCACCATATGTTTTTGTACATAGTAAATACCACTTTCGATAAACGCAATGGAACCCGTACCAATAGGTGTTTCTTCTACTGGTCTTACAATACAACTATAATCTGATTGATTTGTAGATGATATCGTTGTTAAAATTTCATTAGGTAAAAATGAAATACTATCTCCGTCCGCAAAACTGACTGATGACGGGTCTGATGGATTTGCACCAGTTGTATACTTTACATAAATTGTGTCGGGGTCATCTGTTGTTTCAGTGCCAGTTGCACCAACTGCGTGTACAATAATACCTTGTACACCAGAAATAGAACCAGTAACAGTTCTACCTATAAAATCTGTAGGACTGATATAGGAATTTGCACCATTTAAATCAATCTTTACATATGTTGCACTAATATCTACTGCAGATTGTCCAGGCACCACCATTGCACCTTCTTTGAAGAAATGGTCTGCCATGTTTGCAATTTGTTGTTGCAAAGTAGTTTGGATTTGAGTAAGTTCACGCGCCTGTACAGAATGGCCTGGCTTGAATAAAATTCTCAAATAGCCTGTATTTACATCATAATCATCGTAATACGGTGTTACATTAAAATTTGTAGCCATGTTTTCTCTCTTGTTCTAGATACTACTTAAATTAGAATTCAAAGACAACTTTAATATCTTCGATTTGGTCGACAGCACGCGAAACTGGTTGTCTGTTTTCTATGTATAATACTTTTCCAGTACCAGTATCGATATCAAAAATTGTCTGTCCTGCAGTACCATAATTAGGATGTTTTGGGCCTCTATAAGAAGTACCGTATGCAAGTTTATCTGTATATTCATCAACTGGATCACTTAAAATAACAATTTGTCTGAATACTGATCTATCTCCAGTTACAGGGAATACAGATTCTGTAACATTTGTTACACCATCTTCTGATCTTGTATCTTGTTCATCATATTCTAGTTTGAGTGCAACCATCGCATAATAACCACCCAATTCTTCAACTGCGTTAAATCCATGTCCAGTTGTAGGCGAAATGATTGGTTTTGCTTTACATGCAGACACACTAGATGATGATACATTTCCTGCCGAGACAGTTGCGGTTGCGTTAGTGTATCCTGTACCTTTATTGGTAATCATTACTTTTTTAATTTGGTCGCCCTGAGTAATTCCATATGCAGTAAATCCTGTACCATCACCATTAATTTCAACATCTGGTGCAATAACAATACTACCAGAACCACCCTCTCCCTCTAGAAATGCATTTTCAATTGTGATTGTTGCAACATTGGTAGAAGTATTAAAATTCCAATTACTAATTTTTCTTTGTACTGGAGTAGTCGCACCAGTTTTTGTAAATACTACTGCATAACCAGTATAATCATTTGTTGCGAGTGCAGTTGCAGTTCCAGATAAGGTTACTGCAAAACTTAAAGTGCCCTCTGCAACTGTTGAATTGGATTGATTAATATTTTGATAATATCCAGAACCACCAGCATGGCCACTATTTACATTATCATCAGTAATTTTAACCCAATCAATTCCACCAGAATTTGCGATTGCATTTTGTTTAATTTGCCACTGTACATAATCAGCAGTCGCGGCATTTGGTTCTGCAGTCAAAAACTTAACAGGTACATAATCCTTTGTCAAGAATTTTAATGATGCATCTAAATCTACAGAATACATATATTTCCATGCATAACCATCACCAGTTTCAATAATTGCATTTGTTGGTGTACCAGTTGGTTTTACTGTAGATTTACCAGGCTGCACACCAACTGCAGCATCTTTCCAACTAGTATTATTGATACATTTATAAACATTGAACTGGTTGTTGCCTTCTGTCAAGATATATCCATTAGGAATAATTTCTTCTACGTTGTCATGTTCATACATTGTGTATTGGGTATCAGTATTCCAATCAATTCTAGGAATTGCAAGAGAGATTGTGTCTGCAGAAACTTTCTTGAGTGCCAATAGATCAGATTTTGTTGTATTATGATATCCGACAGAATCTTCTGGAGTTGGTGGATTACTGTCATCATCCCAAGATGAATACTTACCAATACCCATGTAAAGATTGTTGAAAAGTGACCTGTTGTAGAATGCCCAAGAGACACCCCCATCAGTTACAATACCTGACAAATGAGTTGGTGGCACTGTACCAGAAACCCCACCACCATCTGGTCCTACTGCAACATACAAATTTGAATTGTGCAAAACAACATCACCCTCATTGTAGGAATTACTTTCTTTCCACAATGGTGATTGTTCATTAATAGATTCAATGAACTGCTGTGCATTGAAAATTCTAAGTTTGTTGGTAATAATAGCAGACATTTTTATAATACCCTTTATAGATTAATTTTTTTTGTTTCTTTTATTTATAAGATTTTTTTGTGTCAAATCTGTTGCAACTCTTTTAATTCCGCAAAACTTGTAGGTTCAGTAGAATATTGTTGAATAATTGTTTCATGAGTGATGTTTGTGCGCGTATTATATTTGGTCATTACATCATCAATACTTTCTAAATATAGATTATTATCAACACTTTGTGGTGTTTGATTAAATTTCATTCTTTCAATTGATGCGAAAGTCATACCAGATAATAAAGGTCCGTCGACTCCTGCAGTATCCTTAGATATAACTAAATGTTTAGGCATCAGATTTACGTGTGCATCTAACACTGCGCGATAAGATTTGTCGTAACTTGACATTATATTTTG